TTCTATGAACTTCCCAGCTTAAAAATAAACTCTCACTATATTATAAAATGTCTGGTGGTATTGCCCAACTCGTAGCCGTCGGAGCCCAGGATGTGCACCTCGTCGGTCAGCCCGAGGTGTCTTTCTTTAGGTCCACCTACAAACGTCATACAAATTTTTCCCAAACTGTCGAGCGTCAAGTCATTCAAGGCAACGTCTCGAATGGTGGTATGTCCACCGTCCGCTTCGAGCGCAAGGGTGACATGCTCAACTATGTCTACCTCGCCCCAAACACCGGTCTCAAGAGTAATACTATCGCTGACTGGACTACTGTAATTTCCAAGGTTGAACTCATGGTGGGAGGTCAGGTTATTGATGAACAGGATTCTACCTACTCTACCCTCATCGCACCCACCCTCTCCGCAACCTCCTCTTCCAAGTCGGTTGCCGGTGATCTCTATGGTGGCTCCACCAACGAGCGCTTCTACCCTCTCAGGTTTGCTTTCTGTGAGAACTGGCAGACCGCCCTTCCTCTCATTGCCCTCCAATATCATGATGTGGAGCTTCGCATCACTTGGGGTGCCGCGGCCGCTGCTTCTAAATGGGATGTCTACGCGAACTACGCCTACCTCGATACCCAGGAGCGCGAAATGTTCGCCGCTGAACCTCTTAACATGCTCATCACCCAGGTCCAGAAGGCGGTATCTTCCGGTTCCAAGATGCAGGAGCTGAACTTCAACCACCCAGTCAAGTACCTTGCTTCAGCGGATGGCTCTGCTCTCGAGATCCTCAATGATGACAATAAGCTCAAGCTCCAAATTAACGGTACTGATGTTTCCGACTTCAAATTCGCCAACCCTAACTACAGTTCGGTTCCTCTCTATTACCACACCTCCCATGGTAACTCTACTCCCGCCACCAAGCTCTTCACGTACCCTTTCTGCCTCGAGACTGGTAAGCTGCAGCCCACCGGTACCCTCAACTTTTCTCGCCTCGATTCGGCCCGTATCATTAACGATACTCGGTCGGTAAATAAGGATATTTATGCCATGAATTACAATGTTCTCCGCATTGAGAATGGCATGGGTGGTCTATTATATTCTAACTAATTAGTAAAAGATGCTTTGGAAAATTGTTTTTCTTCTCTCCATCGTTTTTGTATTGACGTACGATCCTAAATCCAGGACACTTGAAACCTTTGTCGGTCAGCCCACAACGCCAACCACACAGAAGACATGTGAAAATGCGCATTACGAAGCCGTCCAATTCGCTCAGACACCATACGAGTGTCCCACACCTGGTAAAACCAAAATGGGTGCCGTGATGTAGAATACTTAAAAAGAAGATGTTATTTTTATTTATAAATGATTCCCGTTACGAAAGACACTCTTTTGATCGTCGCCACCATCGTATGCGCCGTAGCACTCGTTTTCCTTTTTAAAGAGTTAAACAAGACTAAAAAGGATATTGATGGGTTTAAGAATTTTTCAGCCCAGGTCGTCAGGCACCTCAGCGCTCCCCCCGAGGAACCCTCTGTTCCTGAGACAGAAGAGGAACCCAAGAAAAGTGATGTAAAGGAGGACGAATAAACATATCGCCTTATTATAACTTGCGAATGCGCAATGAAGAAGTACAAGGCGATTGCAATACCGGTTAGCTTTATCGACGGGAAACCTCGGTTTCTCACAGTGAGGGATTGGCGCTTCAAGGATTGGATTTTTGTCACAGGGGGGTGTAGACGAAGAGAAATATTCAATCCTTTACGATGCGCACTACGAGAATTGGAAGAAGAAACACGTGGAGTTGTCTCCCTCAAGAATGGCGAATACACTGAATTTAAATTTATACACAAAGAAAGTCCAACGGTAGACCTGGAATATAATGTGTATATATTTTTCGTTAATTATAACCGATCAGAACAACAAACCCAAATACGAAGATTCTATGAAGAAAAACACAAGACACAAATTAAAAAGATGAACAATCAACCCATACGCAAAACACACGACGAAAACGATTACATGAGTTATGATACACTCGAAGAATTTAACTCACGTAAACGTTGGAAACTCATCATAGACAATGTCATAAAAAATCCTAAATTTTATGCGTGCATAAGTTCTCATAACAGAAAAACCTTCTCTATTAAATAATGAAGTCCAAGGCTTTTATTTTAAGGCAGATAAGTGAACTGTTAGAGAAGAACAGAGGTATGTGTGAAGAGGAAATTCAGGAATGGCTCAAACAAAATGAAGAAAAAACAGTATATGAATTGTTAACCTTTAAGAAGGAACTTTCTAAAACAAAGGAGTATCAGGACGTATCATGTATGAAGTGGTTTAGAGATGATGAACAATAATAAGGTATGTTTAAGAATTGGTCGCAAAAATTCAATAATGCTACCAATCTATCACATGTGCTCATGGACGGAGGTAAACTCTCTGTGCCGTTTGATAGATTGAATGAATTTTACGATATGTATATTAAGGCTGTAAAATCAGGAGAAAGGATTTACGTCGTCGAACAAAAGAGTGAGACGTATAACTTTTTCGTGGATATCGATTATAAACACCCAGAACCCCTGGGAATAGATGAGATTCAGGATATTTCTAAAGTTATTTGTGAGACGGTAAAGTTCCACGGTGGTAAAGAATGTCTCGTTTCTGTGTCACAACCTAAACCGTCAGGTGACTTAATTAAAACTGGTGTACACCTCAATTGGCCCAATTTTGTGGTTGATCAGATATCTGCCATCTCACTCCGCGAACATATTCTCGTGTCCCTCTCGAAATTTAAGAGTAATATGGATTGGAATGAGATTATCGATTCATCTGTATACGGTGACGCACGTAGAAAGACAAAGGGGAGTGGATTTAGAATGCCATGGTCGTATAAACGAGCAAAACATGAAGCATGCGATGGTAAAGGGTGTAAAGATTGTGATAATGGTAGAGTAGACCAACTGGCGTATCTTCCTGTTTTCATATACAAAGTTGGTTCTCTCACGAGAATAGGTCAGGACCCAACCGTTGAAATTCTTAAAATGTCAGCCGTTCGAACCGATGCACCCAAAACCGTTACGGTAGAGCCACCTTCTGTATCTTTGAAAATCAAAGAAAATTCCTTTTCAGATGAACAAATGAATAATGAAATATATGATGAAGAATTGAAACACAAAATAGAAACATTTATTCGAAAAAATATGGAGGGTCAAGATGGTGCATACATCACTAAACTATTCAAAAACAAAGAAACATATTTCGCAGCGACAAATTCTAGATATTGTGAAAACGTAAAAAGAAATCATGGGTCGAATCATGTATGGTTCATCATAAGCGGACAGTTCATTCTCCAAAAATGTTTCAGTCGACATGAAACAATCAAGGGAAGACGTGATGGCTTTTGTGAACACTTCTGTGGTAGAAGACATAAACTAACAAATGACATTATTGATAAACTGTACCCTAAAAAGGAAACACTCACAAAGTGTCCCGAAATAAAAAAAATCATAGAAAAACCAGAAATTAAACAGATGGACGTAAAACCAGATCTTGAAAACTTCATTAATACGAATATGAAATGTAGTGATGATACACACGTAGTTAATGTAACACGAAATAATAATAATTTTTTAGTGTTAACCACCTCTAATTATTGTGAAACTATTTCTGGTGTACACGAAAATAAAACTATGTCGTACATCATCACTAAAAACAAAATAAAACAAAAATGTCCAATATGTAAGAAAAATACCGGAAGAACTCACATCTTATTCCCTAAAATAACTAATAAACTTCACCCTAAAGATACTTAAACAGAACAACGGTTAAAGTATAAATGACTCGTTCTCGCTTTGGTAGAGTGATAAAGAAGCCCGTTCTTTATATACCGGTAGAAACCGTATTAGACGACGATTATGCTACAGATGATCATGAAGATTTTGAAGATGATTCAGTAATTGATACTGAAGACGAGTATAACTCAGAAGAAGGTAGTGATGATGATTATGACGAAGACGCTGATGAAAATGGTAATCTCAAGGATTTCGTGGTAGATGATGAGAGTGAGAGTGAGGAAGAATCAGCTTAAAAAAAACAAAATCTATATTAGAAATGGAAACTGATATTGGTAATCCCATCGAGTACAATCCCACTATAGATCCTTTAAATCAAGAAATTGAACAAGAAAAGCAGGAGATAGTTGAAGACCAGCCGTATTATTTTCATCCAAGTGAAATGAATTATCCACCTCCTCCACCTCAGCAAAATGCAAAAATCGATATATTCACGAACATTGATAAATCTACGTGGATAATCGCGTTTGCTGTTTTTCTTTTAGGGTTTTTTATGGGCAAGACTATGCAGCCAGTGATACTCAGGTATACCTAACTATTTACTTAAATCACGTATACGTCTTGACAGTTTGGTATCAGAATCTTCATAACTTTCAGGTGTCGACGGATCCTGTGGAAATCCATTTAACCAGTGTTCCTCTGGAACACCAGAGTAAGCAACAAACGTTCCTATGTCACCGTATTTAGGGGGTACAAACCTATCCGTAATGGGACCCCTGTATGTATCTTCAACAAACCCTTTTGTAGTAGATGGTTCAGAAACTGTTTTGTTTTTTAAATCGTATTTTGGTTTAAAAAACAAAATAAAGAAAGCTCCGACTAGGAGTATCGTGATGATAATCCTAATCATTTTGTTTTATTGTATATGAATATTATTTACGCGGAAGAAACCTCGGGTTCTCCCGCCTCCTTTGCCTCCTCATCCTTTGCCTCGGTCGACGCCTCAGCCTTAGCGGCGTCCTCCTCGCGCTTCCTCTGTCGCTCCTTCATCTCTTCATTTACGATTTCGTCAGCCTCCTTAACCAGTTCCTCCATAGAAGTACCAGGTTTTTCCTTCTTAAGTCGCTCAAGAACCTCAGCGGGGTGAGAAATTGGAGCCTCATCAGGTTTCGTGTAGAATTTAGAATTCTCGTCACCCGGTGTGTATCCAGTCTTTGTGTCCATCATACCCTGCTTACGTTCCTGGAACATACGAGCAGCCTGGGCCTGGTTCTCCTTGTATCCAGACATAATTTCCTCTAACTTCTCGTTCGTATAATGAACATCCTCAATCTTTGCAGAATCGGGGGGAATGAGAAGCCACTTATACATATCTACGACGTAGATATCAAACGTGGGATCCTCCTTTTGGAGGCGCTTGGCGTGATTGGCAGCCTCGTCACGGTTGGCAAAAGCACCACGAATCTTGATACCAAATTTATCATTCTTTTGGGGTGCATCTGGACCAACGATAGAGAGACACGCGTAGATTTGACCGGGTACGGTGGTATAATCTTGTTCAAGGGACATTATATTTATACATAGGCTTAAAACTTTAAGCTATTATCTATGTAAATGCACGAGTACTGGGATAAACAACCCGTACCTCGAGAAGGTACAAAACCCGGTGAAATAGATGAGTCTCGTGATATCACAAAAAAGACAACAAAACTTCCAGAAGGACTTGTATGGTCTTCGTGTAACATGAAAGAAGCGTGTGAATTTTTAAGAGAATACTACGTAGTACACGGACAGTTTAAATTAGCGTACACGGTTGAAGGTCTTAAATGGTCTATAGATGATAGTATTTGTATTCGAAAGATCGACACGAAAGAGTTGGTGGGGTACATATCCAGTACACCTTTGGACGTGAATGTAGAAGGGAAGGAACATAAAATGACCCAAATTGATTACCTGTGTGTGCATCCATCGTATCGCTCAGCGAGACTCGCACCACTTCTCATAACTGAAATTAAGCGTCGAGCGAATAAGAGAGGTATTTGGCAGGCTATTTATACAGCCGTCACAAAGATTCCTACACCCATCACTAAATCCTGTTATTGGCATAGGTTCTTAGATGTGAAACATCTCGTAAAGACTGGATTCCACCAAACGAATCGACTCCGTGAAAAGTTTTACGATATTCGAGGTCCGTGCAAACATGTATGGAGAAAAATGAACATAGAAGATGTACCAAAAGTAACTTCGATACTCAAAGAACACGTAAAGGAATCTAAGATAGCTCCGGTCATCACAGAAGAATACGTGAAACGAGTTGTTCTACCTATTCATTCATACGTGAACGACACCACAAACGATTTCATCTCATTCTATGATATTCCGTATGAACGTCGAGACGGATCGGGAACTATAAATCAAGTATATAGATTTTTCATAGTGGGTGATGTGTACAACGACGCCTTTCTCATCGCCCGAAATCTTGGTTTCCATGTTTTCAACAGTGCCGAGGTGGGTGTGTGTACAGAAACACTCGAGAAGGAAAAATTCATCAAAGGAAACGGGTTTGTGTACTATTATTTATGGAATTGGCACCTAAGTGAACCGATCGAACCTAAAGAAATCAATCTGATTATTCCATAAAATGAAGACCGGTGGTACAGGAGGTGCGAACACCAATGCAAGTGGAAAACCCTTCGAGGATTGTTTCCGTCCCACGGGTAGACACATAATTGGAGACCGTACGTTTACGTACATTGACCAAGACCAATTCGTCGAGTTTATGAAAGACCTCAAAGATCCGTATTGGGAACACAAAAAGAAGCCCGATGGAGCGTTCGTGAGCGATGACAAAAAAACACTATTCATCATCGAAGCAAAACACCAGATTGTGAGTGGCTCCGTGGATGAAAAGATTCGCGCGGGACCATGCCTACTTGAGGAGTACAAACAACTGTATCCCAGTGTTGAAAAAGTTCATATGATGTTTATTGTTAACGATTGGTGGTTTGGACGCCAGAAAAAATATGAAATTGCTATTAAGTTTAACGAAAAACATGGGATACCAGTGTTTTTCGCGAAACAAATGGGCTCAACATGGAAAGTTCATATTCGAGATAATAGGTGGACAATTTACCCAGCTTTTTATGGTGTCAACGAAGATGCTATTTTTGAGTGGATGACGAAACAAGTACTTCAGTCGTCGTAGATTCAGGATTTTTACTGTTTATAGCTCGACGTGCTTTCACGTCTTTTATATTGTAATCAGAAAATGTATTTGTAACCATATCTACCTTAGCATTACTCATCACAAAATCAACCCCAGATGTCTTAGTTAAATTGAATAAATCTTCGTGGTCCTTGATTCCGAATCCATCCTTTGTATATCCTACGAAGGATGTTTTTGTCTCTGGTGCGTATGGTGGGTCGAGATACACAAAATCACCCTTTTCTACTTCCTTAAATGCTTCACGAAAATCACATCGTCTAAAGTGTACGTCTTTGATAAGGTCACTCACCTTTAAAAGTTCCTCTTTAGTAATAATTTTAGGTGTGGTTTTATAATGTCCATACGGTACATTAAACCCATTAGGTCCTTCTCGATACACACCTCTAAAACACGTTTTATTCAAAAATAGAAATATAGCTGAACGCTCAGCCGTTTCTTCCTTATTTAAATTAAACTTCTTTCTCGTCCAGTAATAATAATTTTCTTTCGCCTGTTTGGCTTCTTTTAGTGTTTTGGGTTCGCGATTAACTTCGGTACCTGAACACTTGTCGTATTCGTTGAACATCTTCTGTAGATGTTTATGTACCACGTCTGGTTGTGTCTGAATATTCTGATACAGGGCTATCAGGGACCCGTTAAGGTCGTATGCACACACCTTACCATTCGCGAGACCTTTGGACAGGACCGATAGAAGAACACTTCCACCACCGACGAATACTTCATGATAATTGTTAATTTTTGTAGGAAAAGAACCTAAGACATCTTCAATAATTTGAGTTTTTCCACCGACCCATTTAATAAATGGTTTCATATTCTATATTCAAATTAAAGTTTTAAGCTCTTCTATATTCATGGAAAAGATTCGCAAAAACCACAATGACGCCAAGAGAAATCTAATACAAATGGTATCAAAAGAAGGAGAACATATTCTCGATGTAGGTTGCGGGTTTGGTGGAGATCTTCAAAAATGGGCGAAATGTGGAGTGAACATTAACATGTGTGACCCCGAACCATCAGCCCTCGTGGAAGCTCGTTCCCGCGCTAAAAATATGCATATGCGCGTCAATTTCTATGAGGGTGACATTCATAATTGCCCAAATAGAAAATTTGATGTTGTGTGTTTCAATTTTTCTTTACACTATATATTTGCAACGAAGAATTTGTTTTTTAGTTCGATACACGAAATAAGGAAACGGGTAAAACCAGGTGGTATTCTCATGGGCATCATCCCAGATTCTGAAAAAATAATTTTTAAAACACCACTCATGGATGAAAGTGGTAATTTTTTCAAACTCAAAGACCATGGAAATGGTGGTTTCGGTGAAAAGTTATTTGTAAATCTGGTCGATACACCTTATTATGCGGATGGACCAAAATCAGAACCCGTGGCTTTCAAAGACTTGTTGATAACACATCTAGAAGAATTGGGATTTAGTTTAGAACTTTGGGAGGGTCTCACCGGGAATCCCATATCGGAACTCTATAGTAAATTTATCTTTGTATATAAGAGATGAGAACACTCGCGCTATTATTGATAATCAATCTGGTAGTTCTTTATTATACCAGGCAACCAAAGGAACTTATCGAGGTTAAGGAAAAATATACCATCCTCAGGAAACACCTTCGTGAAACAAATAACGAAAAGTATCACATGCTTCATAGAACCATACCCCTGACAGGTATGAAACGAATGCGGGGTTCTGTGGGTTCCAATACAAACAAAGGTGGTGAAATAGTCGTGTGTCTAGATGGTAAACCGAATGAGATATTTCACGTTCTGATTCATGAATTGGCACATTGTACTGTGAGTGAATACGAACATTCCCCACAATTTTGGAAAAATTATATCGAACTTCGTGATATTTGTGTAAACTTGGGTATTTATGAACAAATTCCTGAGAGAACTGAATTCTGTGGTCAGCACATTCAGGATAAATAATCTCAGTTTAGTTTAAATGAAGACGCCGGTAAACATTTTGATTACGGCCATCGCGTACTGGATACTCCTATACGTCGTAACACTC